AAGGCAATCTTCTGAATCTGCCCATATTTCACAGAGCATCCCATATTGGGCATATCGGGAAGGACGCTCGGACAAGTATAGAATCCCATAACTAAATATCGTAAGCGTTATCGAATGAGGTGCTGAAACTGTCACCTGTACGGACGGTCTGCGGACAATCCATACGGGCCATTAACTCCCCGTCAATCCTTAATCCCGTGAAGGGGTGCATAAGGAACTGGTTGGAGGTCGGGTCATAGGAGAAATCGGCAAAAACGTTGGTCGGTTTCTCCCAAATTTTCTGAATTTGCAGGTACGGGAGACGGAGAGCATTCAGAACACCCATTATTTGCCCCTTTATTTGCTCTGTGTTGCGTTCATCGTACTCGGGCGATACTTCGGTAAGGTCATACCAAATAACGAGCGAAAACGGGCTTTTTACGAGGTTTTTGTCTTTCGCCCCGAGAACCTGTGGGTCACGGAGGTAAAAGAAGGCGAAGTTGCCGAGTTCCTCACAGGGCATAATCTGTTCGTACTGGCCACCACCAATGTAGTAGTTGGCTGACTTGAACGCCTTTTTGTCCTTCTTGTCAATGAGCGTCTCGCAGATGCCGATGGAATGGTCAAGCCACGGGAATGCCGAGGCAAGGGCCTTCTGAATCGGGAGAACGGCCCTGTCAAACATTTTCGGGTTGGTTTTTGTTACTATCCTATCCATTGATAAAGTCTCTTATTTGTTCAACTACTGCTATTGTTATCTCCTCCATCCGCTCGTCCAAGTCATCGGGTTGCAAGCCCCAAGCCGATGCGTCAAGGTCGTGGGCATATTCGGGCGCACTCTCGTGGTCGGGCCATATTGCCACATAATCGGCCTCTACGTACACCCTCAAACTCTCGTGGGTCTCCCCCGTCTCGTAGTAGGTGTAGTATTTGTCGGGCAGTCCCTTTCTCCTCTTGTGCTTTGCGGTCTTGTCAGAGTAGTAACCAATGTGTTGGCCGTAGATATTCTCCTGCCTGTCATACATATTGTCTTGGTTGGTCTGAACCATCCATTCCTGTATGTCGGCTCGGGAGAAGAACTCTCGCACGGCATTTCCGAGGTCGCACAGGGTCGGCAAATCGTCTGACGGAGGTGCAATCTCGGAAAGGCGTGATATGAGAGCGTCAAGGGCCATTAAATGCTGGTGTATCTCACTCCTTTGTTATGACAAGCCATGCAGATGGGGTCTAACCCCTTCAAGTCAACGGAAAGGGCTTTGAAGGCTCTATCCAACTCGCCCTGCAAGCCTTTGATGCCTTGGCCGTTTCCACTGACCTCGTACATTATGCTATCCCTCTCTGCGTTGAACTGCGTCCTGTTCACGGCCACCTCGGGGTTCATGGCAATCTCCCTCAAAGCATCGGAGGCCACCTGCAACTGAATGAGGTTGGCGAATTGGAACTTCTCTGCTATGAGGGTGTCGGTCACGTCACAGGCCATAGTGAACATGAAATTGAGGCCGTAGTTGTCGGAGGGGGTATAAATGTTCTCCTCAATGTCCCACAGTTCCTCGTCCCAATCGTTCAGAGCAACATAGAACGGGGAAAGGGTGACGAACCTCTGCATCAGTCGGTAGAGTTGGAGGTCTCCCTTGTTGCAAGTGCCACAGGGTTCTCTACTCCAATCACGTCCGAAATTGATGCTCTCCATATAGTCGGGCAGGTCGGCTTGGTTGTACACAATGTACCAAGAGCCTCCTGCATTGGTTTCCTCACTGACGTAGGGCAAAGTCCATCCGAGGTCAAACCAAGCGAATGAACCCTTGTCAGAGGTAATCTCCACTTCCTTGGTGGCGATTGGTTCTACCACGGAAGAATGGAACAGGTACAACTTGACCTTTCCCACGTTTCCGCACATTTGCATGCCAACCTTGTTAATGGTGGTAAGGATGCCATTGGTTCGGGTGGGGGCAATCTCAAACCCTACCAAACGGCCCTTGTTCTCCGTCCGAGCCTCCCTACGTCCAGCCCCGTCAAACAGGGTTCTGCGGTCAACAAGGTTCTTGGTCTCCATGCCAACAATCTTCTCGTTAACAAATCGGATAACGGCCTTCTTGATGCCGCGCTCGGTAATGGAAGTGAGGTAACGCTCAAAGAAGTCAATCTCCTTCCAATTGGAGGTGTTTTCAAGGGGCTGGGAGTTATTGTCAACGAGGGACTTATAGCCCTTGTTGCCTTGGTGAACCTCTGCGTCCTTCGGATAGACCCTACCCTGCTCGTACAGGGGGAGACGCTCGGCCATGTCCTTGGGCATTACGCCTTTCAATGCCCGAAGGGTAAGGAGGGGGTGAGCCTCTTGGTAGTAGAGACCGCTCTCTGACGTATTGAGGTTGGTGTCCTTCCACCCTACGAGAGTGGAGAATGACTGAACTAATTTGTTAATGTCGTACATAATGCCACAAAGTTAATGAAAAGGGGGTGAAAGTCAATCCCTCCACCCCCCCCAAAAGTTTTACGTAGGTGGGAGACTACTGAGTGTCAGCCTTCTTTGCGATAGCGGCTGCGAGGGTGCGTTTCTCCCAATGGGAGGCGTTCCAAGCCTCGGCAGTGCTGATGTTCGCCTTAGCTGCGTAGAGTTCTCCCTCGTAAATCACGAGAGCGTCCTTGGCATAGGTAGCGGTCTTGTCGTACTCGGGGGCGAGTGCGGAGACGAGGGCTACGAGAGCACCGAGGAGACTACCCATATCGGCAAGGCCAATCTGAGTGCCCTGTTCGCCTGCGGTTGCGGCAAGAGCCTTAAGTTCTGCAAGTGTCATATCCGTAACTTTTAGAGGTTAGGTAATAGCCTTGGTAGGAACGGGTTTGCTCTCGGGGTTGGCCACGTACACGGGCTGGGCGTAGGTGCTACCGCTTGCGATACGACCTGCGATGATAGGATTGGCCTTGGTTGCGATGGCAGAGTTGTAAGCCACGACAAAGGCAACGTCCACGGAGAAACCGTAGTATTCCTTCTTGGCGCAGGTGAGGTCGGCAGTGGCATCACCGCCAATACTGGACTGGTCTCCCACGGCCTCGTAGTAATGGAGACCCACGGGAATGTCAATGTACGGCATAGTGATAATGTCCCACTCGTGGCCAACCTGCGTCTTTGTGCCCATAACGGCCTCGCGGTCATAACGGAACAGGAGGTCAACGTTACCATCCTCAACGGCATAGAAAGTGGCGTAGGTGTTGGAGGCGTTGGTCAGACGGTTTGAGAAATGGAACTGCTTGCCAGCCCACTCAATGCTCTTGTCAACCACGTTGTACTCACCCTTCTCCATAAGTTTACCGAGGAGGCTGCGGACACCAGTGTTACCGATAATGTGAACCTTACCGTAGTAGTCGTTGGCGTTCATCATCGGTTCAATGTCACCGAGAATGTCCTCACGGCTTTCCCAAGGGGCTACGATAACGTCACTGCTCTTGGTGTAAATGAGAGTGTCACCGAACACCTGCGTCTTGTTGGCTGCGAGGGCGGTCAGAGCGGCACTGTCAAGGGCTGCACCGAGGACACGGGCGTATTTGAGGAACTTCTTTTCAATGTCGTTCTGCATATCAATCTCGTTGTTGGAGTACATTGCGGGAACGACAGTGAAACCTACTGCGTAAGTGGCGAAAACAAGACCGACAAGCGCGGAGGTGTTTTCGGCATCACTGATAGTACAGGAGCGGACGTTGGACACGCTGATAGTGCCATCGTAGTTGATGACGGGCATCTGCAAGGTTTTACCCATGCTCTTGATGGCCTGCTCCTTCATTTCGGAGGTGAGGAGGGGGTTCGTCTTACTCTGCTGAACAAAGAAGTCAAAAGCCCCGTACTCGCTCAAACGATGCTCATTCTTATCAAGTTTTTCGTTCTTGATGCGAATGGAATTGAGAACTGTTGCTGCTAAACTCATAATGTTGTGCTTTTGTTTGGTTAAAAATGTGTTTTGCTTTTGTAAGGCTTACCCCTTGCCTTTATTTCATCGGGAGTTCGGAACACTTGTTTTCATCCCACAGTTTGTCGTACTCCGCTTTGTAATTGAGGCTGGTCTTGGCGATGCCCTTCTGTGCGAGCATCTTTTCAATGGCCTCCGATGCCTCAACCTGTGTGGTTACGCCAGCGAGGGAAACCGTAGTTCCACCTCCTGTGGTCTGCTTGCCGCCTGCGCCCTTTGCAGGCTGCTTTTCAAGTATGTCCATACTCTCAAACTCTTTCACGAGGAGTTCCTTGGCGGTGAAAGGATTGAGTTTGTTCTCTGCGTTGTTCAGAGGTGCGCCATTTTCATCGTGGAAAACCAGCACACGAACTCCGTTCCTTTCCTCAAAGGCAGGGAACTTGGCCTTTACGTTGGCCACGGCCTGCTGAATGAGGGTGTTCATCACTGCCTCGGAGAATCCCTGTTTGAAGGTCAGACCTTCACGGGCACGGGTGAGTTCCTCGTCAATGCGAAGGTTGTTCAGTTCTGTGGCGTGGTCGGCCTTGGCCTTGTCAAACTCTGACTTCATGGCGTTGAACTGCTCCTTGGTGGAATTGAGTTCTGCCTTGGCCTGCTCCAACTGCGATTTGAGAGCCTCGTCACCACCCTTGGAGAGTTTATCTTCAAGGTCGGTAATCTTGGTTTTCAGAGCCTCGTAGTCAGAGAACTTCTCGGCAAAGGCTTTGGTGGCACGTTCAAGGTAAACGTAGGTCTTTTCGTCCCCGTCACGCTTGATGCCCGTAGCCTTCTCAATGGTGGAATCCATCTGACGGTACAC